AAAACACTAATTCCACTATGACCACTTCCTTCAACAACTAATTCATCTGCTGAAACTTCCGCAGTAGCTCCACTATCCGCAGTTTTTACATGAAGTTTTCCTAAAGGTACTGATGTTTCTCCAATTCCAACATTGCCAGACGCATTTATCCTTAATCTAGTTTCTGAATTTGTTGTATCTGTAATACTAAATGCCCCACCATTACATTGAATTTTGAAATCTGGATCTCCGTTAGTTTCAGTAAATAAAAGTGCTGGTGCTGCGGCAGTAATCGTTAAATCACCATTTACATCAAGAGTCGATGCTGGACTTGCTGTACCTATACCTATTCGATTATTACCAGCATCAACATAAAATAAATTTGCCTCTGTATCACCTTCAATCCTAAAATCTACATCTGCACCACCTTCATTAAATATTGTTGTTGTACCAAGCTCCATTCTTTCAACACCACCAGTTGCAACATTAAAAGTATCAGCAGCAGAACTGAATATTCCTGTGTTTAGATCATCAGAGAAAGCAAGTGAAGGAGATGAAACTGATCCATCTGCTAATAAAATACTTCCATCAAGACCTATTAAATCTACAAACGCACTATTAGCAGCGTTTCTTATTTGCAGTTTTGATGTTGTTGTATTAGCAAAAAGTTGAAAGGCATAAGTTGTACTTGGTGCGGAAGATCCAGAGTTAGTACTTGAAATTGCTAATAAAGCATTATTTATATCAGCCCTTACGTTTGCTCCTGTGGAGTTATCTATAACATAATCGTGTTGTGCCATTTACTAATCCAAAATTTTCTCTAAGTATATCCTAAACCAGTATTAACTACCACGCCCGAAGCCAGTAGCAGCATATTTAAAGTTTCTGTTTACATGACTAGATCCATTTTTTATATCTATATCAAAGCCTGTACCAGTGATGTTTGACAAAGTGAAGAAGTCACCAGATGAAGCATTTTCTATTGTTATTCCTATTGAAGGTAAAACACTATTTGCTGCAACGCTAGTACCTGATTGGCCTGTGAAAAAGCTATCTGTAAAAGTAACTGATTTTGTAGAAGTACCACTTGCAATAAAACCACCAGATGAAGCAGCTGCATTACCAAGACTTGTTTCTGTTCTGCTATCTAGTTCAGCAAAATATCCAAGTTGATCTATTTCAATTGATTGGGCAGGGTCAGTCGATAAAAGATCACATTTAAATTTAAAACCTCTTCCAATATATGTACCATTTACAAACTTTTGATAGGGTTCAAATTCTGCTGAATATGTACAATTTCCGCTTGTATTTAAAGAAGTTGCAGATGTTAAAGTAAAAGTATTTGCGTTTGGAACAGTTTGAATAATGTAGTCACCATCAACACCAGTACCAGAAGTGAAGTCAAGAGTTACAAGACTCCCGACGCTATAACCATGTGATGTTTTTGTGATTGTAATTATGTTGCCTGCACCCCCAGAACCATCATTAATTGTATATGTGGCCGATACTGACAAATCAGGATCAGAGTCAGTTGTGGCGACTGATAAGGTAGCGTTGACATTGAACGCAGTGGCTCCATCAAAATCTGTCCAACTATCCACATTAGCAGTTCTTTTATCAATCAAATCATTAGGCAAAAAACCCTGCGTGACAAAATGCCTACGAAGTTTTAAAGGTTGTTTTCCTCCAAGATCAAGAGTTGATTTAAAGAAATATTGTCCACCTGTTAAAAAATCTACATTTCCAAGAAAATCAAAATCAGCTATAGCATCAAAATCTGTAACATCATCAATTAATGTTGTTGATCCTAAAACAAGACCATTAACTTCATCAGAGAAAAAACAATCATCCCTGACACCTTGAAAAGGTGGGCTGTCTAAATCTTCCCTATCTTCTAAAATTGTAAGCTTTGGAAAAACATCAGGTTTAGTATTTATATTTTTTATTGATGCGGCATTTGCACTAAGTCGCCCGCCATCATCCCTAAAAGCAAGTAAATAAGTTCCATTTACAATATTGGGTACAATCGACTCGCTTATATTTCCAGAAAGTTCAGGAATAACATCAACTGCATTTGTGAAAGTTGCACCTGTTGTAAGGTTAGAGCTACGAATGACCACGTTTCCACCATGAATAACATCAACATCTGTTGATTTATCAAATCGTAGTCGTACAAATTGATCTGACAAAGGTTCTATCTGTACATTCTGCACATCTGCTGGCAAAGCCGTCTTACCAACAGTTGTAAATGTTGTTGTCGCTGGATTTGTGCTCGGTTTACCTAAAGCGTTATAACTAAAGACTCTTACCTCATAAGTTCCGTTTAAAGTTTCAAAAATTGTAAAATCTGATCTTGTAACACGCTCTGAGATAAAGTTTTCATTCTGAAATCTATATTGAACCATATATTCAGTAACACCGCTCACAGGTTGCCATTGAATAAATAATTTACTTACAGCCCTGTTATTTAATACCACTATCTGCTCTGTTCCCTGCAAACTGCTTGGTGCATCTTTCAGCGCAGTAAGTGTTGTTATTGTCCTTGAAGGCAAAGTTGATCCATCTTCAACAAAAGCATATTTATCAGGATCATGTACAACAGCAACTATTTGATAATTTAATAATTCTTGTTCTGTTACAGATACAACTCTAAAAGTCTGCAGTTGAACAGATGTATTTTCTATAACCCAAACACTGTTTGTTTGTGGCACTGAACTAAACGCAGAATCTACAGTTATGGTTGCTCCTGATACGCTGCTTATTGTTTTAGTTTCTAATGTGCCGTCAGATAAAATTACAGATAAGGTTGCTGAACCTGTTGTTGCTAAATCTGTATTGTTTTGATCGTCAACAATAATCTGAGTTGTAGATACTCCTGTCTTAATACGTCCTCCCCTTCTTACCCCTGCCCTCATAGGGTCTGCAATATTGATTACAGTTCCAACCCTGACGATTGTTCCGCTTTCTAATGATGCTGTGAATGTAACTGTCTCAGCTTCGTTGTTTTGTGTATATAAAAACCAGCGTCCAAGCCTTGCCGCTTGGCCTCTTGATGTTGTTGCAAATCCTGACAAATTCTTAGTTACAATCCCATACTTAGCTTGCAAAGCGGTATCTTCTACAGTCTCATAATCTAACTCTTGAGTCTCATTATCAAAGTAGGAAACATTAACAACAGTGTATTTTGTATCTTTACTTGCACTTGAATAAGAAAAACCAGCTTCAGAAACATTACTTAAATTGTAGATATAGCTTGGATCTGTAGGTTTATCACAGCTAATATTCACTGCCCCTGCTGAATAAAAAGGCATTGCTCTCATAACAGAGGCTAAATTATTGATGGTATCGTAAGCAGCCCTTTGAGAATTAAGAACTACATTGCAAGAAAATCTGGCTTCAGTACCACCAGCCCCATCATCTACTTGTTCACTTGCATATTGACTAGCAGAAAAAAAACTAAAAACATCTAGTGATGATTCTGCAATATGATCTCCAAAACCTTTTGAAGTAGTTAACAAATCATAAAGAATCCAAGCTGGATCATTTGACCATTCTTTATCTGTTTTAAAAGTTCCGTTAAATGTACCGCTATAACTTATAGATCCATCAGCCCTGACAGTTGCATTATGAGGAATTTTTATTTTTGTTCCCTTGACCCTGTACATACGTCTTGGTTGATTCGGAAAGGTTTCAGCGTCAAAACGTAAAGCAACATGAGCAAAATTTGCATAAGCTCTTGATTCGTTAATTATTTCTGTAAAAGATGACCATTGAAAACTATCTTGAAGTGTAGTTTCTGTACTGTCTGCTGTGGTTCTATTTACTCTGATAGTGACAGGGAAACTAGTGCCAGATGGAAGATTAATTTTATAATCCCTAAAATATGTACTTGCAGTTCTTCCTTTTACAGTGTCAGTTATAACAGTTGTTGTTGTGCCATCATTTTCTATTGTTTGAATTGTTAAAGCAACTTCAGCACCATTTATATCGCCATTATCTTCAAATTTTTGCAGTGCAGTAAAACCAATAGTAACTCTTACTGCATCAATATTTGTATCTGTTATCTGCCTAGAAACTGGTGTTGATTGTGTAACTGTTACCCCTACGCTAGTTTCTGATTCTGTTTCTGATATACCAGCAATCGCTGTTTGATCTGAAGTGCCAAATCTAGGCTCAAAAGTAATATTCTGGAAGTTAAAATCCTCATTACTTGGACTTGTGCCAGCCGCTTGTTGTAATACCTGAGTTCCGTTAAGAAATACGTCCTTTAATGCTGATATGTTGTATTCAGTTGAACCTTTGCTACCTGTCGCACTTGGAAACCCCTCTATCTCTCCTGATCCTAATAATTCAATCAGAGTTTGAAATTGCTTTGATTGAAGTGCGTCATTTGGCAAGTTTGGATCATTAATAAGACCCACAGCTTCCGCAAATTGTCCTATAGGAAATATCATTAAGTCGTACCCTCCACTTGAACAGTATCAATTCCAGAACTTATTACAACTGTACCAACAAAAACTGGCCCTCCATATATAATTGGTACTGGAACACCAGCTTTCGCAACGTTAGAAATCGACCCAAAACCAAAAGATTGAAAAGTTGGATCATTCTGTGAAAAGCTATCAGCCATAACACCGCTTGGAATATCTTGTTTAGGCATTAAAAGATTTGAGGCTTCGTTTATTAACATATTTGTACCAATAGCTGTTAATCCACTAGCAACAATTCCACCAACTGTTGTTGCAAAAAAACCAGCAGTTACACCTCCCAAAACAGCACCCGATCCAATTCCTAGTAATGCAGCACCAGCAGCAATTTTCGATCCTACTGCCACTGGAATAATTTGTATATCTTCATCACTTTGCAAATTTAATAAATCCTCTGTAATCTCCATACCGCCCATTTTTATTTTATACAACTGATTCATCATATGATTTTCCACCTCTGGAAAGTTTGCAATCAAAAAATGAAATGCTTGTTTTGGACTTGTAACAGCCGCTTCAAAATAAGAC